GCGTGGTCGAGATGTGGGCCTGAGAAACAAAGGCGGATCGCAGAGGATGTGGCTCCTCTCGTTTGCCAGGGCCTCGGGCCGTCAGCGATTGCCAGGGAGCTGCAGTATTCGGTCGCGCAGGCACACCGCGATATGAAGCTGTGCCGCGAGATGTGGAAACACGGGTTTGAGGAGCACCGCAGCGAGTGGGCGCCTCGCTTGCTCCACACCTATGAGTGGATGCTGGCCGAGTGTGCGGCGGCCTGGCAGGAGAGCAAAGCGGGGCGGATCACGCGGGTGGTCAACCCTGATGGCACGCAGCTGCTCAGGCAGGAGCCGCCCGATCCGCGATGGCTCAGCGGCATGTTGGCGGTGGGCAAGGAGCTCTCAACCCTGATCGGTGTGCGCCAAGGCGTGGACAGTGTGAGCCGCGTGGAGATCCCAGAGACCACCCGCCAGGCGCTGGCGCCCATGTCCACTGACGACTATCTGGCCATGCTCGCCACCACTGGTGGGCTGTCTGGCGTTACGGCTGTGCCGCCCACCTATGAGCGGCCTGCTGAGCTCGAGGCCGTGGCAGTGGATGCCGTCGTGACCGAGGCCCACCCGAGCGATCGCGGCGGTCTCGGCGGCCGTGTTGTGAGGCTCGACTGATGGAGGAGCAGAACGAGATCGAGCGCCTCGAGGAGGAGCGGCGGCGGCTCGACAAGTCAGCAGCGCTCGCCCACCGCAGGCGGCTCGGTCGGATTCTGCGGGCCATGCCCGAGACAGATACGGCTGTTTCCAGGAAGCTGCGGGTGCTGGTCACCACGGCAGTGGCGGGCGCGGTGCGGGCCGATCGCCCACCGGGCTACAAGACCAAGCGGAAAGACAGCTAGCGGCAGGAGTGGTGGGCGGGCCAGCAGCTGATCGGTCGTGCCATCACCGCTCCACAAGCCACCGCTTTCGGGGCGCTTTCGAGCTCGATCCTCGGCCCTGTGCCGATCGGGCCTCCCATGCTCCATAACACCGCTCCGATTGCTATGATGGAGCAACAGGCAAACGGAGCAGTTTCATGGCCACGATCGGATACGCCAGGGTCAGCACCGCCCGCCAGGATGAGGCCGCCCAGGTGCAGGCCCTCCACGACGCGGGTTGTGAGCAGGTCTTCGCTGAGCGGGTGAGCACGATGGTGCCCAGCGACAAGCGGGAGCAGCTGCAGGCCGCCCTGGCCACGCTCAGTGAGGGCGATGAGCTGGTGGTGGCGAAGCTCGACAGGCTCGGCCGCACGCAGGTGGAGGTGATCGTGCGCCTCAACGATCTGCAGCAGCAGGGCATCCATGTGCGCACGCTTGACGGCCTGATCAACACCAAGGCTTTGGGCAAGATGGCGCCGCTGGTGGTGGGGCTGCTCACGGGCCTGGCTGAGGTGGAGCGCTCACTGATTCAGGAGCGCACCCGTGAGTCGATCGCTTACCGCAGGGCCACAGGCGGCAAACTTGGCGGGCGCCAGCGCTCCTACAGCGAAGAACAGGCCGCACTGGTGCGGGAGCTGGCAGCAGCTGGGCGCAGCCGCCGCAAGATCGGCGCCGCCACTGGCCTGAGCCAGGGCACGATCGATCGCATTCTGAAGACCGACGCCACCGTGGCTGTGGTGGCTGCCGATCAGGAGGCGGTCTGATGGAGTGGCAGCCATTCGAGCGGTCGAGCCCGCCCACCAGCTCTGGGCTCTACGCGATCAAAAGCGCCGATCGCTGGCTCTATATCGGCAAGGCGAAGAACATCGCCAGGCGGATCCGATACCACCATCCGATCCCGCTTACGGAAGGGCTGTCTATGCCGATAGTGCTGCTGTGGTGGGCGGTTTCTGACGGGTTGGGCAAAGCGGAGGCCGCTGCCATCCGCACATTGCGCCCAGAGTGGAATGGCTCCACATGGCAAGTGCCCTTTGCGGGCAACGCTCACGGGATCTACTGCGAGTGGAGCAGCCCTGAGGCGTTGCGCGGCATTTGGGACTGAGCTCGAGGAGAGCGTGGCGCGCGCGGGTGGATGGCAGCTCAACTGCCCGGCCGCGCGTGTCTTGCCCTACCTCGGGGGTGATGATCGTGAGGTGGGAACGCGCGGTGGGGGCGGGGTCGGATCTATCACACCCGTTTCAATCTCGATCAAAAACCTATCGACATAGCAGCCCCACCCCCAGGGGTCGGCGGGAGCCTGAGGCGAAACGATCTGGGCCCAAATTTTTCAAAAACGATTTGAGCAGTGGTGGGCAGACTGTGGGGATGAGCCTTCTCGATCGGATCCCCAGCGGCCCAGCACTATCGGGTGTGCCTGGCGGCAACATTCTCGAGCCTGTTGCTGTGCGACAGCGGCAGCCACTGCTGCGATGTGATCGCTGCGGTTGCTGGCCACCTGCGGGATATGAGGGCCGCATTTGCCCGCTTTGCACGGGCGGTCGAGCTGGGCATATACGGGCAGAGACTGCCGAGCCGATCGCTGGCAGTTGAACTGCCAAGCGAGCTCTGCGCCTGTTACGCAGTTGCGCGCGCAACGCCTCACGCAGGCGCTGAGGCGCGAGACTGGTGGGCAGGTGCGTGGAGTGTGATGGTGGAGCTATCAGCTGCCCTGCAGGCCGCACTTGCGGGCCGTGCAGAGCTCACACCTGAGCTGGTGGGCGAGTGGCAACGGAAGCGGCCTGACGAATACCGAGCCCACAAGCTGCGCGCTATTTCGAGGGCCCTTTCGTTTCTATCGCCCACCAGATCCGACAGTGACAGACTGGGGGCACGAATAGCGCCAACAGATTGTGTCTCACGGCCTCGATAGTTGCCTGAGCGTTCTCCGCCGCTGGGCTGCCCATAGCGAGCAGCCACTGCCCACCGATTGGGCGGGATTTGCGGAGAGAAACCCGAGCGAGGCGTTGCGCCTGCAGGCCATAGATCCACAGCTGGTTTCGCTGCTGGCGGGCACAGCTGGCGCGGGATTGCGTGCTGATGCGATCACGGGCGATTTCTCCTCGGTGCCACCCGATCCCGAGGCCATCGCAGAGCAGCAGCGCCAGGCCCGTATCGAGGAGCTGATGGCCCAGGCGCCGTGGGGCACGCAGTCGCACTACGACAGCGCAGGGCAGCTGGTGGGCGGTTCTGAGCCCTGCCTGACGGCCCAGCTCGAGCTCGCGGTATTGGCGCCCGAGATCTACGCGCAACAGCAGGCGCTGCACCAGCCACAGCCCACAGCTGAGGCAATCCACGCCCAGCGCGAGGCCACCGCCCAGGCCGAGGCCACCGCCCGCCTGCAGTCGATGCAGACGGCATTTCCGCTCACCAACCCTCTCGGAGGCCGCTGATCATGCCTGTCGTTCGTTATGCGGGCAGCGTGCCCGAGTTGGTGGGCCAGCAGGTGGATGTGCCTGCCGCAGTGCTCAAGGCGGGCCAGGCAGGCGCATGGATCGAATCGAGCTACCGCCAGCAGCAAGCTGAGCAGGCTGCTGCCGCAGAGGCCCAGCAGCGCCAGAACGATCTGCTGCGGGCGCGGATGGAGGAGCAGCGCCGCGCGATGGAGGCCGAGCAGCAGGCCGAGGAGCAACAGGCCACCCGCAGCGAGCTCGAGGCCGATCTACGCCAGGAGCTCACCGACCTATCCCAGGCGGTGATGGCCAGCGGGGCAGCGATCGTCGGAAAGGCCGAGCTGATCGAGGCCCAGTGCCAGCAATGGGAGCAGCGCCACGAAACGATCGTGGCCAGCAGCGAAGCCGCTGTGGCCGAGGCGCAGGCGCAGGTGGCCCACGCCCAGGCAGTGACCGCCAGCAGCAGCGATCTGGTGGGCGAGCGCCTGGCCGCCGCCGAGGCCCGCGTGGCTGAGCTTGAGAGCGAGTTGCGCACCACAGTGCTGGGCCTGCGTGGCCCCAAAGGCGAGGTGGGCGAGCGCGGGATCGCTGGCAGCGGGATCGGCTATGTAGACAGCAACCCGAACAAGATCACCCGCGACAGCCTGGGCCAGCGATTTTTTGGCCGCGAGGTGGTGCCCGGCGATCTGCTGCTGCAGAGAACACCCACCAGCCTGCTGATCTGGCGCACCGCCGATGGCAACAGCTGGCAGCAGGTGGATGAGATCGTCAACAAACAGGAAATTGTTAGCCAGCCCCTGACTGTTCTCGATCAAAGCACCAAGAATGTAATCAGCGCCGATTACAGCACTACGCAAATTGGCGGCGGTGGTGGCAGCAGTAGCGTGCCATTGTTGGTGCGTGAAGTGAACATTGGTGGCGGTGGCACTTGGGTGCCAGTGGCGCGAGACTATGACTGGATTGTGCCTCCGAGCTGGATTGGTGGCGATCCCACTAACACTAAGAGTTACGATATAGCAAGCTGGGAGCGTAAGCCTGATGAGGTGTTTTCCTGGCATTGCAAGTTGTTTTTTGTCGCAACTAGCGACCCAGGATCAACTCACCAGGAAAGTTTTACGATCGCCAAACAAATCAACGGTGCGCTGAACATCAGCGTTTATGAGGTGATTTCCTCTGGTTTGTTTGCTGCGCCGACTGCCAGTGGCGCCGTGGTGGGCGATGCGCGGATTGTTGATTTGCGGCGCGATGCAACAACCGACTCTGGCGGCTTGGTTGGCTTCATCACAGGCGAGGAGTTGCAGTTGAACTTCAGCGGCTGGAATGGTGCTGGGCAAAGGGCATTGATCGGCGGTTCGATTACCCCACTCCGCATCCGCCGCCAGGGCATTTGAGATGGCACGCAAAGCACAGCAACAGCGCCACCCGATCAGTGGAGCCCCTGGCGTCCGCCCAGGCGTTGGCGCATCGCTCAACCCACTGAGCGTGGCCAATCGAGCGGGCAGTGCTGGCCTAGTGCTCGATCCCACAGTGGCCGCCGCGCAGGTCGACCATCCCAGCACCAGGTGGGCGGGCTTGGAGCTCCTGCCGATCCGCCCACGGGAGGATCGCTGATGGGGACCGCCACCAGCCAGGCGGCCGAACAATCGCTGGGCCGAATCCGTGCTCGCCGTCAATCTCTGGCGGGTGCGGTGCGCCAGATCCTGCTCGATGCCGATCGCATCAAAGTGCCGATCACTCACCAGCGCTGCCTGGATCGCGAGAAACAGCTGTTGAGCGATGCGCTGGCCCCGCTGATCGCTGAGGCGGTGCCACCGCGCCGCAGTCAGAGCAAGGTGGATGCCGAGCTGGAAACCATTGCGCGCATGATGCGCAAGGAATTTGGCGGCCCTGCCTCGAGCCCACCAGCAGCGGGGCAGGGCGGCGATGGTGCTGGCGGCGGGGGCGTTGCCAGCACGGATCCCGCACTCACATTCTCGTGGCCTGAATTAGTAGGAGAGCGATGAGCAGCGCCAGCCGACAGCTCGAGCCGCTCCACTGGCAGCGCACGGCTCTGAGCGTGCCCGACCAATACGATCTGCTCCTCTCTGGTGGGCGGGGCGGCGGCAAAAGCACCTTTCTGGTGCAGCTGATCCTGCGCGATGCCTTGCGTTTCGGTGCTGGATATGTCGGCGCTCTGGTGCGCCGCGATCTAGCGGGCCTGCGCAAGCTTGAGCAGGAGCTGATGGCGCAAATCGACAACATCCCAGAGCTGGTGGGCAGTAAATACATCAGCTCTCAGAAGGAGTTGCGCTTCACAACAGGCGGCGTGCTTTATCTCCACTACATCAAGGATGAGGCGGCCTTTGGGCGATTTCAGGGCATCGATCTGAGCCATGTCTACATTGATGAATCAGGCCAAATCCCAGATCCTGCGCCAGTGCTGCGATTGCGCAGTTCGATGCGATCAACAGTGCCAGGCGTGATTCCGCGCATGGTGCTCACTTGCAACCCAAATAACGCGGGCAGTTGGTGGCACTATGACCATATCATCCGCAAATCCGTGCCATGGCGGCCGCAATATATCGAGCTATTTAGAAAGGAGATGGTGCTAATTCACAGCACCTTATTCGATAATCACCATATTATTGATCGAGATACTTATATCGAGGCCCTCAAGGCTAGTTGTAACTTTGACGATGCCAAGATTCAGAGCGAGGTCTATGGCTCGTGGGGATCGGTTAGCGGTAGTTTCTTCGGCCATGTTTGGAATAGTGCGCGAATCCAGGTGCCAGCGATTGGTGGGCTGCCTGTCGATGCACCAGATTTCGATCCGTGGGGTTGCTGGCTGAGCCTCGACTGGGGCACCCGCGCACCGAGCTCACTGCTGCTGGCCTATCGGATGCCGCGTGCTGGCTGGTGGGGCGGCAAATACCTGGGCCAGGGATCGGTGGTGCTGGTGGATGAGATCTACACATCCATCTCGACGCCTGATGGCACCCGCTTGTGGAATGAGGGCGATCGCACTATCACCTCCACCCGCATGGCGGAGATGGCCAAACAGCTTTGCACCCGCAATGGGATCGAGCTTGCCACGGTGCCGCGCCGCCATCGAGTGATGGATGCGGCTATGTCAGCTGAGATCGGCCACAAAGATGGATCTCTAGGCAACCAAATGGCCCAGCACGGTGCGGCCTTTGTCGCGGCACCTAAGGGCAGGCGGGCACCTGGCTGGCAAATGATGGCCAAGCTCCTCGAGGCAGCAGGCGACGCCTCGGTGGGCGGTCTCTACGCAACGCCTCAGGTCGAAAGTTTCTGGGCCACGATCCCTGCGCTTGTCTATTCCGAGCGCGATCCTGAAGACATAGACAGCGACGGGCCAGACCATTGCGCCGACTCCTTGCGTTACATGCTCATGGCCATGGCTGACAAGCGATACAGCTACCGCACGGGCTCGGCTGATGGGCGCAATGGGAGGCCCTATTTCTCGTTCTACTGATGAGCTACGACTCAACGGACTGGTTTCGCAGCGGCGCGCACCTCGAGCAGCAACGCCGCGCGCAACAGCGGCAGCAAGCGCAGCAGCAGGCCACGCAGGATGCGATTCGCCGCAGCCTGTCGATCTACGAAAAACGGCCCACCGCGCCTGACCTTGAAACGATCACGGGCCGCAAGCTGCCGATTGGCGAAATGCCCGAGGTGGTGCGCCACCAGCTCGATCAAACTCGTGGCGACTGGGGCAACTGGCTGCGGGCGGAATACAGCGAGCGCGAGCGCGAGCACTGGTGGGCGGAGTGGATGCGCGTGAGCCCAATCGGCCAGGCAGTCGCTGCCGTGATGGAAGAGCAGCAACGGGCGGCCCAGGAGGCAGAGGAGCGGGCCCGAGATGAGGCCATGCACCGCCGCGCCGATGAGCGGGTGCGACGGGAAATGCAGGAGCGCTATCGCCTCAGCACTGGCACGGTCGTGCGCGTCAAGGCACCACGCAGCGAGCACGATGGCCGAGTGGCTGCGGTGGCCTCCATGGAGATGGTGGGCACCACGCTGATGGCAAAGGTCGTGATCGACCCACTGCCGCCCGAGCACCCACTGGTGGGCAGGCCCGTGCAATTTCGGCCTTTGCACCTGCTGCCGATCGTTTGGGATCTGCCTGCGCAGGATCTGGTGGTGCTGGCTCGGCCAGAGGATCTAGGCAGGCCCGACTGATGGCAGCAGCGGCACCGCTCGATGGCCAGGAGTATGCGCCCGATCTTGCGGCCGTGCGTGCGTATGTGCGTGCGCAGTGGATCACCCGCGCGCCAGCGGTGTGGGCGTGGTGGGAGGCCAGGCCGCTGCCGTGCTGGCAGGAGGCACACCGCGATGGCCTCTCGATGGGCCTCAAGCTCTGGCAATATCCCGCCCACCTGTTGCGTGTTTGGGAGCAGGCCCAGGCCCTCGAGGATGCCTGGCAGTTGAACTGCCGCAGCCGCTGATCGGCCTTGCCTGCTGGGCATCCGCATGGCAGGCTCGACTGCGTAACTGCGCAGGTGCGTATGGGCGATGGCCCACGGGTGCTCTCGGTGCTGAGCGTTAAGGGCGGCACCGGGAAAACCACGCTCGCGGTCAACCTGGCGGGTTGGCTGGCCCGTGAGCGCGCCGCCTCGGTGGCGCTGCTCGATGGCGACCGAAACAAAGGCGCTCAGATCTATGCCTCCCGCACTGGTGGGCAGTCGCTGCCATTTCCTGTTTTCCCGCTCAGCCGATACCGCTCGGCGCTGGCGGCGGCCTCTGATTTGCTGATCGTGGATGGCCAGGCCAGCCCTGATCTGTCAGAGCTGCAGGAGATCGCCACCGATTCCGATCGGGTGCTGGTGCCCACCAGTGCTGCTCGGGTGTCGCTGTTGCTCTGCTGTGAGGTGGCCGAGGTGCTGCGCGCCAGCGGCGTGGATTTTCGGGTGGTGCTCACCCGCTGCGATGCCCGCCAGGCCCGTGCCATCGAGTCGGCCGAGGAGTTTCTGCAGAGCGAAAATCTGCCGCTCCTGCGTGGTCGCACCAGCCAGCTGGCGGCCTATGAGCAGGCCGAGGCGGTCGGGTGTCTGGTGGGCGATGCCACCACCGATCGCGGCACCCGTAACCCGCGCTCAGCTGATGCCTGGGCAGAGATCACATCCATTGCAACCGAGATTTTCGATGGCCTCCTCTGACAAATCCGCTGGCCGTTTCGCAGGTCTCCGCCGCGCCAGCGAGCGGATCGAGGCAGGCCAGACATTGGCAGTCGCTGCCGACTCGCCCACCAGCTCTGGCCTCGACACGCTGCGCTCGCAGCTGGGAAACGATCGGCCCGCCCGCAATGCCACGGTGCGTATGAGCGTGGAGATGAGCGTGGAAATGCACCAGCAGGTGTCAGCCATCGCGGCGCGCACGGGCCTGCCAAAGGCCGAGGTGGTGCGGCGGATCCTGGCCGAAACGCTGCCTGAGCTGCTCTGATCAAAACCGTGGTGGGCGGTCAGAAATTCCAGGTGCTGCCCACACCGCTGCGCTGATCGAGCAACCGCTCGGCACGCTCATAGACACGCGGCCCACGGCCGCCGCGTTTGCTCGGGCGGCGCGGTTGCTCACCATGCTCCCAGCGGGCGCTCAGAGCCGCATTGCAGGCCGCCTGACAGCTGAGCCGATCCTGCCCACCAGAGAGGCGACGAATCCAATTCAGCGATGGGCTCGGCGGCTGCCATGTGCCATCGGGGTTGCACATTAGCACCGCCGTGCTCAGGGTTGGCTCAGCCACCAACACACCGAGGTGGGCCGACTGATCGCACAGCATGGAGAGCTGTGGGTAAGGCGCGAGATCGGGTTTCACCTCGACCCATTGGCGCTCGCCGCCAGGCAGGTGCAACTCGAAATCTGGGAGATAGAACACATTCCCGCCCAGGTCATAGCCCTCAGGCTCATAGCGCCAATCCACCTCGAGATGATCAAACAGGATTGCCCACCTTGCCTCGCGGCGTGAGCGGAAACGCCGCCCGGCATATCGCGTTTCGATTGCACGCAGCACTGGTGGGCCATCCGCTGCAAACAGTTTTGCACCTAGATACAAAAAAGCCCCGCTCATTGGCGGGGCAAAGTTCTGCGTGCGCGGATTGCGTGCGCAGTTGCGCTAGGTGCCGAGATGGTGGGCCATCACTGCGGTCAGGCTGGCGAGCAGATCAGCACGGCGTGCAAACTTGAGGCTCCGCCCACCAATCGAGCGGATGCCTGCGTAAGCGGCGCGGCGGCGGAGCTGCTCGACCGTGAGCAGATCGAGCTCAGGCATTTGCTGCCTCCTCTGGTGCGCCAGGATCGAGATAGTCCTGCAGCTCCTGGGCAGTTGGCGCAGGATGCACAAACTCGAGGCCCTCGAGCACTGCCCCAGCGGTGGCCTCATATTGGCCATCATGGAGAGCAGGAAACACATGCGACATCAGCTCAGAGAGCATGATCGGCATGGCGTGTTTGAGAGCAGCAGCCACTTGATCTGTGACTGATTTCGTGGAGTCGGGGTCTATATCAGCGATCGCATGGGAGAAACCCATTTGCGAGCACCAGATCATTGCGCGGTTGAGATCGGAATAGGAGACAGTCGCGGTTTGCTCAGGCAGCACAAGCGTGCCTGGCGGCTGCTGTTGCTGTTGCTCGGTGGTGGTCATGCCTCCACCTCCACGATGGCGGCGGTGCGGCAGGCATCGGCGATCCAGTCGTAAGCGGGATCTGCCCATGCGGCGGGGCTGTCCACGGTCAGCACGGCCTGAGCCAGAGCGCGACTCGCCGCGTCGATCAGCTCCTCGATGGTGCAAGCGCTCACCTGCTGTCCGTCATCGAGCAGGCCGGCATCGTGCAGGGCGTTGAACAGAGCGCCGCCAAAGCGGGCGCCCAGCTCAGTGGCGGGGTCGTGGGCGGCCTTGAGCTCCTGCGCGTTGCGGCAGGGAATAAGGCCGAGCGGGGTCGTCGTGGTGGTCATAGGAAGGAGGTGCGTGCGTGCGGAGTTACGCAGTTGCGTGCGTAACGGGGTCAGGGTTGGCGCGGCGCATGTCGCGCTCGATTTGGCGCAGAGCGCGAAAGTCGCTGGGGCTACCGCTGGTGCAGACCACCGCGCCAGTGGCCTGGTGGCGCCAAATCCAATGGCGGCGGCAGCGGATGAGCTCGAACCCGTGGTGGGCGGCAAGCTCGAGGAGCTCAGAGCGGAACCGCATGGCGGTGCTCCTTGGCGAGTGGTGGTGGGCTGAGCGTTCCCCGCTTGCGTAGGAAATCGCCCACCAGCGGGTGGTGGTAGTGGTGCATGGGCTCTCCTGGCAGTTGAACTGCCGAACAAAAAAGGCCCCGCTGCCCGAGGGCAGCAGGAGCCAGGTGGATGTGGGCTGAGAGATCAGCTGTCGGGATCGAGGCCCGCCTCGGCCCGCTTGCGCTTGAGCTGCTGGCCGATGGCGTTGCTCGAGCAACCGAGAGCGCGACCGAGCGCGCTGTTGTTGCCGTAGAGAGCGGAGCCCTCCTCGAGCTGGGCCAGCGTCCATTTGCTGGGCGCCAGGCCCATAGGCAGGCCCGCAGCCTCACCACGGCCCACCAGCTGTGGGTCGGGTGCGGCCTTGGCCTTGGCGCTCACCTTGGGCAGCGTCGCGGTCGGATCCGCGAGCCACTCCTCAAACTCCTCGGCAGTGACTGCCAGGGTTGCGGGTGGCTCGGGATCGGAGTGGGCCTCGATGGCCCGCTCAGCGATGGCGGCCAGAGCGGCGCCAGCACTGGGCAGCTCGGGCGGCTCGGCTGGCGTGATCACCACCTTGGTGGGCGGGATCGCGCCTGCTTTGCCCCAGCGGTCGAGCAGGTCGTAAGCGGCCTGCAGCACCGCCTGATCGGCTGGGGTCAGCCCACCAGGGTGGAGCTCGCAGATCGCCTCGAGCGCCCGTCCGATCGAGCCCTTTGCGCGGCTGGTGGCCTGGGCAACGGCAGCGAGGCGGAGCTCGTTCTCATCGCGCTCGGGCTCGATGCGGGCGGGTGCCAGCAGTGCGAGGCCCTGCTCGATGGAGCTGATCTGGGCCTCCTGCTCCTCGGCGGCGCGCAGGATTGCGTCGTATCGCTCGAAAAAGCGGAGGTACGAGCGCACCTGGCGCTCGCGGATGCCGACTGTGCTCTGGGCCCAGTCGTAGAACGCAGCGGATTGGGGAAACTGGCTGCGGGCCCGAGCCAGCAGCTGTCCGATGTGGTGGGCCCGTGGGGCCACTTGCTCATCGAACAGGCGGCGCAGAGCAGTCAGCTCGCCCACCAGCTCCACTGCGATGGATTCCAGAACCGCCGCGATGGCGGAGGAACCCAGAACGGTGTCTGTGGTCATTGCGGATTGTCGAGGTGCGTTAGCGGTGTGGTGGGCGGGTTGCTCACCTGGGCGCTCGGTTGGCGTCGAGCGCGATGGCCTGGCAGTTGAACTGCCAGCGGCGGAGGCTATCTATGCCTCATGCCTGTATTATACCACACGCGCGTGGCATGTCAAGGGCTTGTGTGACACTTTCTCGATTGGCACAAGTACAGGTGTTCTATGCCTGTTTGGTATGCCATCTGTGTGGAGTATAGGGCCCATGGCGGTGGAGTGCAACCGATCAGGCCGTGAGCCCCATCGTTTTCGCCAGGCCCATGGGAATTTCCACCGCCTTATTCCGCACCACCCGCGTGGTCTTGGATTCGCCCGCCAAGGAAAGGAGCGGGAAAACGGGTGTGCCCTTGACCCGTGGGGCATTGGTGCCCACGCGGAATCGCACCTGGCGCGGGCCAGCGCATTGCGGGTGGCGCAGCAGCACGCGGGCCCAGCCATTGGCTGCCCATGGCGTGCCGCGATAGATCGCCTCAAGGTGGGAATCCTGCGGTGCCACCGCCACCAGCAGCCCATCGGCCTTGCTCCGCACGATCTTGAGCCCTTGCTGCAGCAGCCGCTCCTCGATCTCGTCGTGGTCGTATTCGCCGTGATTGTGGGCGTGGGCCTGCAGCGCCCGCTCGATCGACACGCTCACCTGCTGCGGGTGGTCATTGGCGCCTGAGTATTTGCGCGTCAAGCGGATTTCCTGCTGCAGCAAATGGCCCAGGCACCGTTCCGTGTCGCCCAGGTGTGAGACCACCTCCGACTGATCGCCCACCAGTTCGCTGTTGTCGGCGTCGTCGTCGTCGATAGGTGAGGAGGTGTCGATCGGCTCGGGTGCGTAGCGGGCCAGCACCTCGAGGGCCTCGGGCACCGTCAACACTTTCTTGCCCTCGGGGTAGAACGCCAGCGCGCAGGCAGACAGCACGCCATACACGTCGCCCGCGCGGGCAGTGCCACGGTGCTGCTGCAGCGCCCGTTTCATCACCGCGCAGTTTTCAAGGATGGTGGGCAGTTGCTCGAATACGCGGGCCAGCAGTGCGCGGCCAGTGTCGGCTGTGATGTCAGCCAGCAGCGCATCCACCAGATCCCACTGCTCTGCGTATTCGTGCGACAGCTTCTCGAGCGCGAAAACCACGGTGCGGTTGAGATCGGCCTCGGCACGCAGGCCCACCACAACCGAGCTCAGCAAGAAAGAGGAGCGGATCACGAATCGCTGCGCCTCGCCATCGGCGGTGCCCTTAAGCACATGGGCGCCTGATGGCGAGGAGGCGCCGCGCATCAACCGCAGGATCGACTGCACCCGCTCATGCGCACGGGTGTCTTCGGATTCGATCTCATCAAACAAAACCGCCAGCGAGTCGTGCTGCAGCGTTTGGCGCAGGCCCGCCTCGGTGGTGCTCACGCTTGTGTGGATCGAGCTGTCCGCCATTAGCGGCTCGACAAAGCGATCCATGAGCGTGGATTTGCCGCAGCCGCTGGTGCCCGTGATCCATCCATTTGGGCGCCACGGCAGCGCGCCGCATACCAGTGCCGAGGCGATCCACCCGAGCAGATAGAACCGCATCCGCTGCTCCTCGAATGGGAAATGCTGCAGCAGCTCCGCCAGGCCCAGCGCCTCTGCGTCGCTCAGTGGCTGGTCAGCAGGCCCAGGCAGTGTCTTGCCCTTGGCATAACAGTGGCGGCTGGTTTTGAGACTGCTCAGAGGCACCCGCCCACCAGCGTGGGTGAGGAGGCAATCGCCCAGGTGCATGATCGGCACGCTGCCCTCGAGCCAGCAGCCACGGCCGCGCACCATCGTGGGGTCGTAGATCGGCAGGTGGGCGCGCCTGTCGAGCAGCGCCTGGCCCGCTGATTTCCAGTCGATCACGAGCCCGCGTTTCGGGTGGATGTGGGCAAAGGGCGATTGCTCCCAGTAGCCGAGTCCCTGCGTGAGCACCCGCAGCGTGTTCTCCTGCAGCAGATCCTTGAGGTTGAGCTGTTGCACCACGCCGCTCACCTCGGGCAGCACATAAACGCTGTTTGCCGTGTATCCGAGCAGCGCGAATGGCGCTTCAGTCAGCCATTGCGCGATCTCATCGCTCTGCTCCTCGGGCTCGTAGTCGATGCCCTCCGCCTCCATCGCGGCGACACGCTTGGCCGTCCATTCCGAAACTCGTGCCGTGCCTGCCTGATAGGCGTGGCGGGCGCGCAGTTTCTCGGGATCTCCGCCATCGCAGGTGTCGCGGCTGATCGTGCCCAGAATCCGATCGAGCTTGTCCACGATCGACTCGCCGTGCTCACTGTCGAGGCGGCTCAAGCCATCCGCCACCTCCTCGATCAGCTCATCAGCGCCGCCCTCGATCGGTAGGCCCAGATCAAAACAATCGTTCTCCTTGCCGTATGCCTCGCTGGCAAATGCCGCGATCAGCGCGCTGCGATCCTCCGCCTGGCCATAGGCAGCAGCGATCGCGTGGTGGGCAGTGCCCGTGTCGATCTCGGCGCCTTCCTTCTCGAGCTTGGCCAGATCGCGGATATCGGTGAGCAGCTTGCGCGCCTTGAGGCCGAGCAGGCTCTCAAGCGGCACCGCCTTGCCTTTGGTGGCCTTGGGCGCAGCGGCGGCCTCGGGCCGTGGCATCGCCGCAGGATCGAGCTCCACCATGTCGGGCAGACCACTGGTGGGCGGTGCCTCGGCGGCGGCGGCGGTGCGGGCAGCACGGGCCACGCGGGCGGCGCGCTTGGCCGCGATCTTGGCCGTGCTCTCTGGGCTGGCGCCGACCGGGTGGATCCCCAGTGCGGCCGTGAGCGCAGAGACAGGCTGAGGCTCTCGACCCGAGCTCGGCAGGCGCTCATACCGCCCACCATCGGCTCGGATAGTCGGCGCCATTACGCAGATCTTGCCTTTGCCCTGCACCTCACCCACATGTGGTGAGTCGGGCTCCATCGCCCAGTTGCACAGGTATTTGCTGGGCGTGAGCGGGTTGCGCCAGCTCTCCATCGAGTCGGCGGGCAGCACCACCACATGGAGACCGCCGCTGGGCGTGGCCTCGACATAGTGGCCAGCCTGCGAAATGCGGCCGAGTAGATCCCCGTTGCGCTCAGCTGCGTCGAGATCCACCACCACGCGATCGGGCGCGCACATCACGCAAATACCGATCGGGCTCCCAAACTCCGCCGCAGGGCCCACCGTGACTGGGGTGCGCAGGATCCTGAGCACCTCGGCCTGCGGCATGGGCTTGCGCTCGCCTGACTCGATCTGTTTGCGCTGCAGCAGCTGCGGCACGCCTTTGTGATTCCAGAAACTCGGCGCCTTGCCAGGGAATTTCGGCTCGATCGCACCCGTGGTTGAATCCGCGATCGCTTTGCCGCCGAACACCTTGGGCCAGCGATCGGCAGGCAGCGCAATCGGGATCACGGGCAGCACGATCCATCCGCGATCCATCCACCACTGAGCGGTGGCGGCCAGCTCCTCGCGGTGTGCCTCATCCCAGTGGTGGGCGGTGGCCGCTGTTGTCTCCGCTGGCGGTGGTGCCATCACCATGGCGATACCTCCTCATCGAGGTGGAGGCTCCTCTCGATGTGCTCGCGCAGTGCCTCGAGCAGCTGCGGGTGCTCACCTGTCACCGCATCCACCAGCAGCGCGAGCGGATCCTGCGCACGCTGCACCTGGCGGTGGCCTTTTCTGCGTTGCCTGGCTGGCGATAATGCGGTCACAGCCCTGCCTCCATCGCTTCGGCGGTCGGCGGTTTCGGGTTTCTCATTGCGGCTTTGTTGCTGCTGTGAGGTGCGTTAGCAGTCAGGGGAGATTGAGCCGGGTTGGCGCTTTGGCTCGCTCCCTTTTTTGCTGCTGAGATCATTCTTGCCGCCCTAGTGGGCAGGTGGACAGTGCCTGGCGGCTCAACCTGCTGGATTTTTTCTGGGGGCCCAGAACCCGCACTGTGACTGGGTTTTTCGTCGCGTATTTGATTGAGGCCCTCTCGAATTAGGGCCACCTCTGCCCACCACTGCGGGAAAAGTGCGTCGTGGATCAACACCGCGCTGGCCTCATATAGAGAGGCGTCGCGCACCAGAGATGGCCGCTGTTTGCTGCCTTTGGTGGGCGGGCGCTCCTTGGCAGTCGCCTGCCAGGTCGTGAGCAGCGTGGCCCAGTCGCGGGAGATCCCGATCGACTGCTGCGGTCGATAGCCCTCGGCGCTGCCCGTGAGATCACGCAGCAGTGCCTTGCGCTGGGCGAGGCTCAGTTGACCGTTGAGCGCCGCGATCGGCAACGGCAGATCATCCGCTGGCCGCAGCGTTTCGGCGCGGCTCGGAAATACGCGGGCCTGCACCGCCTCCACCAGTGCCCAGGTCGCTGGCTCACTGTGCGGATTGCACGGGTTGAGCCCGCGCCGCATCCACCAGATCGAGGCGGCCGTGGTGCGCGGTGGCACCTGCGCATCCGCTGGTAACACCTGTGGAGACAGGCGGTTGCACACTGCGCCCAGGATCGACTCGTTAAGGATGTGCTGCCACCACTGCTCTGGGCCGCCACAAATCGCTGCGCTCGGGTGCGTGTGCAACGACAGGCAGAGCGCGCGGATCCGATACAGCAGTGCCGCCTCGCCGCGATATGCCGTGAGCATTGCGGGCAGGTGGCGGGCTTGATCCCAGCGGGCCATCAACTGCCCACCAGCTGGTGACAGAAACGGGCCAGGGTTGATCCCTGCCTGTCTCGCCACCAACCAGCCGACCGCAATGCGGTGCGCGTGGGCGCCGTGGACAAGATCGGTCACACCGTCGATCCGCTGCAGTGGTGGGCGGAGCGCAGGCATCAGACCGATTGATCCTCGGCCTCGAAAACCACCAGATCGGCAGGCTGGCAGTTGAGCGCCGCGCAGAGCTTGCCCAACACCTCCCAGCTCATCGAGGCCGTGGGGTCGTTTGTCAGTCGATAGATCGTGTTGGTGCTCACGCCCGCTGATTTGGCAATTGCGTAAGCGGTCGGGCGACCATCGGCGCCCTGATCAGAGGTGGCAAAGGAGGCCAGGCGATTGCGGAGGCCCATGGCGGTGGTCACTTGCTGCGGGGTTGCTGAGCCGCAATGTGCCACGCGGGTGGGTAATGCGCAATGGGTTTGGCTGGCATGGGTTGCGTATGTGCGCAGCGCAGCGCATACTGGTGGAAGCACGCACGCACGCACTTGCGCAGTTGCGCAGCTGGCAGTTGAACTGCCGATCCCATCGCCTCCCAGCCACTTTTCGCACTTGTGGGCAGGGAGCCGAGCCGAAATAGGGCCTCGAGCACCGAGAAATAGGGCGGCAGGTGGCAGAAATAGGGCCTCGAGCACCGAGAAATAGGGCGGCAGGTGGCAGAAATAGGGCCTCGAGCACCGAGAAATAGGGCCTCGATCTGGGCGGAAACGCAGTTTTGCGGCCAGAAAAACAGCGGTTTTTGCCGAAAAACGGCCTGCGGCGGCCTTATTTTCCTGCGCGTGTCGCCCTGTTTTTGGTCCCGATTTCCTGCCTCGATCGCCCACCAATGGTGCCCGCGGGGACGCGAGACAGGCCAAATCGAGGAGACACGGGGCCCGAGGAGACACGGCACTAAGACATAGGAGCCCAGTTGCAGCAAGAGATTTGGGCGCTTGTCTCCCTGTCTCCGCTGTCTCCTGTCTCTCGGGCACACTCTCCAGAAATTTTTTTCTCTCTCTCTCTGTCCATCTCTCTTTCGATATAAAGATATAAATATCTCCCTCCTCCTCCTCCTCTCGCGTATCTATCTATTATCTATTTCTATTAGGGAGACAGGGAGACAGACAGACAGAACGCCTGGCAGCACTGGATTTTTCTGTCTTCGAGCTCTGTCTCCCTTTGGCCTTTGTCTCCCTGGCCATCGAGGAGACAGCAGCCACGAGCAGGTGTGGTGGGCGGGAGCAGCGCGGTGGCGTGGCGGCTAGGTGGCAAAGGGCGGCGCGGCGGCCAGGCGGGCGAGGCACCACCGCCCACCACAGCCACCACAACTGGTGGGCAATTCGGGGTGTGGGGTATGCGCGTGGCGCAGGATCTTTCTCTCTCAGGCGATCACTGCCAAGCTGCTCTCAGCTCCTGTTTGGCAGTTCAACTGCCAGCAAGGTTCAACCGTTTCTGTCTGCTGCGCGCCTCGAGATCCATTGCGGCGCGGCCTGTTTTTGTTGGCCTACTCTTGGGCTATCGGGGAAGACGCACTGCTGTGGGTAAGGAGCCATCCGCGTGGTCGAGATGTGGGCCTGAGAAACAAAGGCGGATCGCAGAGGATGTGGCTCCTCTCGTTTGCCAGGGCCTCGGGCCGTCAGCGATTGCCAGGGAGCTGCAGTATTCGGTCGCGCAGGCACACC